GGCAGATAGGTGGGGATGTCCAGCGGCTGAATGCGCGGGAACGGATTGATGGCCATGATCTACCTCACGCTTTCAAGCCGCCGCCGAAGCCCGCGCCCGCCGCCTTGACGCCCGCTCCGAGCAGACCCCACAGGTTCGAGGCATCGGTCTGGCCAGCCTGGGCGATGGCTTGGTTGGACGCAGCGTTGCCCGCCGTGATGTCCTTGAGCGTCTGCCCCTGGCCTGCGGTGTAGTTGCCCAGCACGTTGCTGACATCGGAGCCGTAGCCGCTCTCCAGGCCAGCCGTCTGCGAGGCGTTGGCCCCGTAGGCCCCGCCGATCGCGCCGTAGCCCTGACTGTAGATGTCGGCGAGCGTCTTGTTGGCTCCGGCGACGCCGCTTGCAGCTCCTGCCGTGGCCTGCAGCTGCGGATTGACGAAGCCCGCCAGCCGATCTTGATAAGCGCCATAATTCTTATTGACGATGCCGAGCACGTCGCGGCCGATGCCCTGCGCTGTGCTGCCGCCACCGACAGCTCCGGTGCGCGATGCGGCGTTGATCGCTGCGCGCGTTGCCTCATCGATCTGATATTGCTGACCGGGATCGGCGACGTATTGAGCTTGCGCATTGCGTGATGCATCCGGCCCATTGAGGCCGAGCGTATCGTAGTATCTATTGACTGCTGTCCCGTAAGTGTTGCCCAGTTGGCTCAACGGATTGTAAGCCGCAACGCCAGCGTTGCCCGCCGCGAGCGATCCCTGCAGTCCGGTGTTCAGCGCACCGAGCGTGTTGGTCAATCCGGTGCCAAGCGCACCGACAGCTGCGGTCTTCGCACCGGTCAGTGCGTCGGTCGCGCCGGTCTTGTATTGATTGTAGAGATTGCCGGTATTTATGCCGTATTGATTGTACAGCGCCGCGTTCTTCGCCGCAGCTTCTTCGGCTTCGTCGGAGCCGCTAAACCAATCAAATAGGCCCATCACGTCACCCTTATCTGAACGATGCTGCCGTTGCGGTAGAAGCCGTTGATCGGCGTGCCACCAGCCGCAGCTGCTGCGTCATTGGCGAAGTTCTTCAGCGGTTGCCCGCCAGCAAGAACGGAAAAGAAATCCCACCAGTATTCGTTGACGATGCCGGTCTGCACGTCGACAAGCGGAACGCTCGGCGGCGGAATGCGATTGATCTGCGTTGCCATCAGCCGATGTCCGACACCTTCGGCGAGACATTCTGATACGCCGCCATGAACCCGACATAGACCGGGTCGGCAATCGCCAGCCGCCAGCGCCGCGCGTTCCATGACGAGCGCCCGGTGCAGGCAATCAACGATACCAGCTGCCGTGTCTGCGCCTGCCGTCCGAGCTTGCGGATGATCGGGGCGTAGTAGGTCTGACCGCCGTCATCACTCCAGCTGATCTCCACCACCGGGTCAGTCTCGATCGGCTCGATCGATGCAAGGCCCGTCAACACGCCACCGGATGTATAGGCATGAACGAAGGTCGAGCCGTTCAGCTCCACATGCGTGCCGTCGATCACATCAAACGACCATGTGCCATTCGCTTCGGTCGTGCCGCCAACGCCAGACACCGTGCCTGCGTCACCGTCGCGGTAAAGCACGGTAGTCGTGACGGTAAGGCGGATGCGGTTGGCCGTGCCGGTGGGAGTGGAAAACGCCGTACCAGCCACCGCTCCCGTGATGGTCATCGGATGCGCGGTGGTTGCCTGACCTACGCCGGTTACAAACTCAGCATCGAAACGACCGACGCGCGCACCCACCGGGAAATTCTCGACCGCACCACTATCGAGCTGCCAGCGGAACGGCTGTCCAATCTCGGTGTGTGCAAGGTTGGTGATCTCCTGCACGTTGCCGGAAAGCGTGTCGCCGCACACCCACTTGTTGAACGCAAACACGCCGCCGGTAATGCGCGAGCGCGCCTGCAGGTAGCTGGTGCGCTCTGCCCACTTGTTGGTGTTCAAGTCAAACACCCAGGACCATGTCGGCGACGACAGCAGAATGAAAGCATGCCCTCGGCTCATAAAGGTGGACATCTCAAGCGACGGCTTCTGTCCGAGGATTGCAGGCTCGCGCTCAATCAAGCCATCGAGATCCGGCGGCGATATTTTCTCTGGCAGATAGCCGTTGAGCCGCACGACGGTGTTGTCGTCGGCAACCCACACCAACGCGCGCGAGAAGTTATCCTCAAACCCAGCAACGCAATATGGACCGGCAATACCGCGCGGGATCACGACGCTGCGCTGGAACGGGAACGGTACGGTGCCTGCATTGGCCCACACCTCGGTGGTCGACGGCCCAAACAGAAACAACTGACCAGCCCACGGCACGCCCCGGACCAGACCATCCGGCTTGTTTTCGGCGGTGCCAAACGACAGTGCTGGGATCGTGACAGCATTGTTGTCGGTTGCCCACACCTTGCCGTCACTGACCGTGAATACAAAGAACCCGTCCATCGCACAGACAGAGTTTGGTGCACCCATATCGGTGGGACGAGTGATGGTTCCGAGTGTCACGCCGTTGATGGTTGCGGCGTTGCCGTCTGGATCAACGAAGACAATGTCAGGCCCCGCAGGAGGCCCCGCCGTGGCCCTGACGTTGCGCGCAAAGAACCCTTTCGCCGTTCCGGGGAACGCACCCACATCGGCTGCAGCTCCACCAGCTTCGGTGAACGTCACCAGCCGGTTGTTGAAGGCAGCATAGAGCGCCGCATTGACTTGGATGCCACCGCGAAAGCCGGTGCGAACAGTGGTGCCGAAGTTGCGCAGCCCTGGCGCACGCCGGTAGATCAGCGTCGACGGCGCAGCGGGGCCGAGCGGCTCCAAGTAACTATTGATGATGCGCCCGCCGCTTTCCTGAAAGTGCCCCGGCGTCCCCGGCATGGTACTGTCGGGGAAAGGAACTTGGATCGTGCGGAGCGGCATCAGGTGCCCCGCGAGAAGTTGCCAACGAGCGCGCGCCGGGTGCCACCGCGCAGCTGGCTGTCGGTGCGCAGCGTCTGCCGGGTGGAAGCCGGTCGACCGATGATCCGCATCGTGCTCTCGGCCTGATCTGACAGGAGCTTGAGCTGCGGATTGTCGCCCAGGTTGAACGCACCCGCGCACGCCCAGGCGACGTAGTCGGCGAGCGGATTGACGATAGGATCGTCAATCGCGCCACCGCTCGGCGGATCGGGAACGCCAGCGTCGGCCACATAGACAACGCCGAGTGCAGCGAGCGTGGCGAAGCAGGGATCGATATAGCCATCGACCCTGCTCACCGCCTCGTCGCCGGGAGCTTGCCCAGGCACAAGCACGCCGAGCTTGTCGAGCACCTTATCGATGAGCTGACGGCGTGTCTGTGCCATTGGGTTAGGCTCCTGCGCCTTCGAACTCTTCGCGGTCTTTCTCCAGCTGCTCCACCTTCTTCGGCTCGGCGGTGCGCGCCTCGACCGCAGAGTTGTAGGTGAAGACAAACTGGAAGCCGTAGTTGCCGCCCTTCAACGCGGGCTTGAAGAAAACGTGCAAGCCCTCGTCGTCGGTTGCTGGCGGCCGATCGCTATCGAGCATCCAGGCGTTGCCCGAGATTTCTCTGATGGCATCCGGCTCCTCGGACAGACCGAGGCAGCTCCACTCGATCACCAGCTCGTCAAAGTCATTCGCTTGCGTGACGCTGACCGAGCATTGCACCGGGATCGACACTTCGCCGAGCACGGCTTCGACTTCGCCCTCTGCTGTGGTCTTCGGCTTCGGCGCAGGCGACGTGCTGCCTTTGCGCTTTTTCTTCTCAACTGGCTTCTTCGCCATCTGAATAACTCCCATTGAATTGAAGAGGCCCGCCCCGGATGAGGCGGGCCGTTGTTGCAACGCGCGCTAGGTCGCCGGGTTGCCGAGCGTGCCGCTGCCGCCACTCACGCGAACGGCCATGCGGTTGTCGATCACCTTGACGCCGTAGAGGATGTCGAGGCGATAGTTGCTCACGTCGTTGGTCCCGTCATAGTACGGGATCACGCGAGCACTGGTGCCGCGATAGCTTTCGCGGGCGACATCGACCGCTCCAGGCGGCTTCACCATCGGCACCATGACCAGCGCGAAGGCATCGCGGTGGAACATCATGTTCTGCCGGTAGTTCCCGTTGGCGTCGCCGACGACGTTGACCACCGTGGTGGCGGCAGGCGCGATGTTGGTCGTCGCCCACTGGTTGCCATCGGTGCCGGTCAACGGAATGATCGGCGGCGTGATGGTCAACGTGGCCGCACCGCCGGTTGCCGTCACGTCAGCCACGACGGTGAACATCTGCCTATAGGGCAGCACCTGCTTCGTGACCGGGTTGACCGCAAGCACGTTGGTCGCACCGGAGCCGAGCGTGAACACGGTGCCCGCCCTCACGATCGCACCGGAAGTCCAGCCGCCGGTCACCAGACCAGTGCCAGCGCCGCCCGTGGCAGGCCCCCAGATGCCGGGAGTGCCTTCGGTATTCTTCACGGTGTCGTAGAGCACTTGGTTGGTGGCAACGGCGTTGGTCACCGTTGGTGTGTCACCCTGCGCCGCAGTGCCGGTGAACGTCGGCACGTTCTGGCTCATGTAGGTGCCCACGCCGCCGATGTCGCCGATCTCACCGCGCCGGTACGCCTGCGTGGTGATAGCCGGTGCGAACAGCGCGGTCTGGCTACCAGCCAGCGCCCAGTAGCTGTCCGGTGCCAGGACTGCGTAGCGCATGTCTCCCGGCACCGCCATCTGGTCGAGGCGCTCGGCACCAGCAGCAAACTCAGCAAAGCTGTTGATCGTGCTGTCGGCACCAACGTCGGGCTGTCCCACCCAGTTCGGGATTTGAGTGAACAGGGACATGAGTGAAACGTCGACAGCATTCGCCAAGCGAACCATTGCCGGACGAATAACGCGATCGGCGAGCTGCTCGATCTTGAGCGTGAGGTCTTTGCTGGAGAAGTTGAAGTCGACGCCTTGCTGGATGTTGACGACGAGAGACAGCTTGCCTTCCGTCACATCCTGCATGACAGCAGTGGCACCAGTACGGATCGCGAAGTTCTGCGGCTTACGAACGCTGATGGTGTCACCAACGTCATAGCCGTTG